GCTACACCATCGATATCTTTAGTAATGTTAATTGTACTAGCTGAAGCGTCTAAACAGTCCGCTTGATAAGATAAATGTAATCTACCTTGCTCAGACCAAACCACTTGGTCAGCTGACATAGCTTCTTCCGCTCCTACTTGTCCTAAAAATCCTGAAATCGTACGTTTCCCGTAAACCTCAGCTTCTGCTTCCATTAAATCTGGAAGATATTGTTGTGCCCATCCATTATCTTGGATGTCTAAATAATTGTCCGACGTTATTTGCTGTATTGGTGCAGCTTGAAACGACGTTCTTGCAGTAATTGCCATAATTTTGTTTTTTTAATTTTTAAATTTATTGTTTTTAATTTTAAACTTAAAATCAGAAGAATCTTGCCCTAACACTTTATATGTTATACCACCTGCTTCAATTTTACCATGACTTTGTCTTGGATTCATATCAACATTTTTGGCTTTAGCAATACTATTTTTCATAGCATCTGCTTTACCTTGTTCGTAAAAGTGATTAGCAACAGCATCGGGATTCATAGCTGTATATAGAGATTTATGGTAACCCTTAGCGTCTGACATTTCATTATTTTTATTCAAGAACTTCTTGACAAAATTGTTAATGTCGCTTTGACTATCCTTAACCTCTCCAGCGTTATTGACATTGAACCTATATTTCTTATCTCCGACGTTGTATTCAAAACCTTTGAATTTATCGTTAAAAACTTGTTCAGTTTTATTTAAGAAAGTAGATTTTTGTGCCTCTGCTATCTTTTGAGTCTCTCCTGACTCCTTGTTGTATCTATCAAAGAAGTTAACTGCTTTTTGTTGCTCTTCAGTGAGCTTCGATCCAGCTTTAATATCTTGATAGTATTTAGACTTTTGCCCGTCTAGGTGGCTTTTAGCGCTGGCAACTTGCTCTTTAAGCGCTAATTTCTTTCTACGTATTTCTCTATCTTCGTCAACATCTTCGTCGAATGAGAATTGATCTTCCATTAGGAAGTTAATTTCTTCGTTGTTTAAATGAGGTTTTGTTTGCTTGTAGAATTCGTGTAATAGATCTTGATTATCCATTTCACTGTAATCCTGATTAAGCTTAACGTAGTCATTTATATCCCCACCAGTTTCATCTATAAAGTCAACTAGCTTTTGTATATTTTCTGGTAAAGGTTTTCCAGTAGCTTGAGATTCAGCTATAGCTTCTTCAACCTGCTCTTCAACTTCTTCAACTTGCTCTTCAGTAATTTCTTCTAATATTGAAGCTTTTTGTGTTTCAGTTTCCGCGTGTACTTCTTCTTGTTCTTGTGTGGTGTCGGCATCTTCAGTGCTTGCAACCACTCCGCTGTTGTCAGCGTCACTTTCTTTAACTTCATCTTCTTTTGGTGTTGGGGGTTTACTAAAATCTACTTTAATAACAGCATCATCACTCGCACTGTCAAATTTTGTTTCGGTAACTTGTTCGGTTACCTGTGTAGTTTCTTCGACTACTTTTTCATTTTCTTCTTCCATAATATAATATAATAATAGTTAATAATCTTATCTAGGGCCAAAGTTGCTTAAATCAAACCCCCCGCCTAGTATATCATTACCTGAGGACTCAAAGTTTTTAGGTGGTTTACCACCATTTCTTTGCTCAATCATCTCACTTTGTTGAGTTGCTTGAATTTTTGTTCTTTCGTCTTTACGATCTTCTTTTTCTTTTTCACCAGTCTTCTTGCCATCAACCTCTAATCCCTTTAATTGCATATTCATTTGGAATTCTAATTGCATTAGCTCTTTTTTGTGAGCTACCTCTTGTGTCATTTTTTGAGAGCCAAGAGTTGCTTTCAACTCCTCCAACTCAGCAGCATTAGCGTTTAGTGCTTTGTTCTTTTGCATTTCCGACTGAGCAGCAGCTTCAGCGGCTTTAGCGTTAGAATCTGCTTGAGCTTCAATATTCTCTAATTGTAGTTTACGGTCTTTCTCTTCTTTCTTCACCCTTCTAATCTTAAGCACTTGATTAGCGAGTTTTATATTCTTTATCTCCCTAAGGTCAATAGCATCCTCGAGGTTAATGCTTTGCTGTTGCAATGCCATTTGGATATTATTCTCTAATAGTGATTTCTCCTCTTCGTCTGGGGTTAGATTAATAAATATCCCAAAATCGTAAAGATGTAAATCACCTATCTCCTCTAGAGTAGCTACATTACGAGCTCCTATTTGTTGGATGAAAGCATCCTTAGTTGGAGAGTACTCTATAATGTCAGATATTCTTAATGACAAACACTCCGCAGTCTCTGCCGTCAAGAACAAACCTGCTTGTAATATATGTCTTGTTGCGACGTTTGAATTTGCTGCTGCTAACTTCTGAACACCAACCAAAGCGTTTTTATCTGGCATACTACCATCTCTAGCTTCGTTAAGTCCAGTTACATCCCTTATCATTTGTAGATAGTAATTATACGTACCTATTAGGGCTTGCATTTTATTACCACCAGATCCAGATGTTATTTCTTGAATAGGTACTTTACCTGGGTTCATGTCACCTTCGCTTGTAAAGCTCCTACCGATAACCGATCCCGTTTGGAAGTACATGTTTAGCGCTTCTTGTGGGCTGTAGTTCGTTCCGTTACCCAAATCGATTTCAGCCAATCCATCCGCATCTAAGTAAACTCCGTCTGGCACTAGCCTAGACATTACTTGCTGTAGTTTTAAATGAGTTAACTGAATCATATCGGCGAAGCCAGTGATTCTTTTTACTAACGAATCTATCTTCCCGTTGTACATTCTTGGTGCAACTATAGAATAATTCATCTTAACCTTAGTGTAGTCGCTCTTAGGCCTCATCATATTCTTAGCCATTTCCCATTTAAGTAGTTTGTCTGTGCCGAGGATCATAGCCCCATCGTAAAGACACTCTATAGATCTTAACATTCTACCATATCCACCTTCTTTGTCCTCTGGTGGATTGTACTGGTCATCTCTTGGTATAATTCTATCTGCACCACTGCTTGTTTCTTTTACCTTATAAACCTCGTTCATGTAGGTTTTATAGTTAAAATAGACTACTTGGATCGTATTGTTATCTTCTTGATCCGTAGAGTATCTAGAGTTTTGGTTTGATCTATTAGTAGACTTGTTCTTCATTATATCCTTAAGATCTTCCTCTGATAAGTGTGGGAATTGTTTTGCTAGTTCGTTTACTGGAATAGACTTGACCTCACCAACATAGTATATGTCTTCAAAATAAGGGGAGTCAGTGTAAGAGTAAACAAGGTTTGCTGGGTCAACGTAGTCAATCACAGCTCCCTCCGATGTATTGAATGATGTCTTCACAGCACCAATACCTAGTATCGTGAGATCTTGATAGAATTGTTTTTTTATTGACTCGTAATTACTACCCTCAAACAATACATTTAACGCTTGTTCTTCGGCTATCTCAACAGCCTGCTTGTAAGTGAGCTGCATATATAATTCAGCCTCTTCAACAGTCTCTGGCAGTTCATTTATATTACTCTCTGTCATGTCCATGCCGAACTGAGTAGCAAACGTGTTAAACTTCTCCATTTTTATATCAGACATCAATGCTTCAGCGTACTTGGTTCTTTTATCAAGTCCATATGGATCTTGTGAGTAAGCCTTTATATCATAAGTTCTTTCAGCAATACCGTTAACAACGATATCAACAAACTTAGATATTATTGGAACAGGCTTCCAGTCTAAATTAAGATAGGACAAATCACCGTTAATCGATAACTCATCCTTATATTTTTGAACAGACTGCTCGCCTCGAGCGTACAGCCTTAAATTATGAAAATCATTATGGTTGGATTTGTACCTATTAGAACCATTATCATTATTAAACCACTCTTGCTCTATAGCTTTACCTACTTTTAACCCATACTCATAGCTCAACTTTTCAGCATCGCTGACTGTTTGACTTGGGAAATAACTTTTAATGCCAGACTCTGCCATATTTATTACTTAATTATTTGTGAATTGCTTCCGGTGTTTGTATATCTGGAAACGTTTATGTTTAATTTTGGTTTTTCAACCGTTGCATTTGGAGCATACAAATGTCTATTGTTAGCCATAATAGCTAAACCAGAACTTATCGACGCATCATGCTTTGTTCTTTTATTTATATCGAATTTTGTCCAATCATTTAGAAGCTCGTTGAAGTATACATCTCCAAAGGTTCCGTCTTGCTTAATACCTACGTGATCTTGAATATACATTTCAATCGCAGCGGCATGTGCTTGTTTTATATCTTCGCTTGAATTGGGTATTCCACCAACTTCTTTTTCCGCTACAGATAATTTATTCCATATTTTATCAGGCCTGTTCATGCTAAACCCTCTGTATCCTCTTCGCCTTAAATAG